CTTGTGCTCTTGCTGTCGTTTCACCTCGTAATATTTCTCTGAATGCTCCTCTTAATTCTTGTCTTTCTGCTTCTGCTCTCTCTAATATTTGTGCTCTCTCTGCTCTCTGATTAACTCCTTCTGCGAAGTTTCTATCTAAGATTGCGTCTCTTTCTTCTCTCGCCGCATCCCTTTCCTGTATCCTTTCTCTTAAACCTAAATCTAATATTGCGAGTCTTTCTTGTCTTGTAATATCTGTTAATGCTTCTCTTTCTGCTCTCGCAACATCCCTATCTCTTATACCTATATCTAATATTGCTCCTCTTTCAGCTAAACCTCTATCTAAAATTGCTTGTCTTTCTTGTCTTTCTCTATCATCTCTATCTGCTAATAAATCTACTAATCTTCTCTGTTGTGCGTCTTGTGCCGCGATTCTTCTACCTTCTATTGCTAATCTTAATTGTGCGTTAGGATCTGCTTGTGGTTGTGCTGGTGCTCCCGGTGCTTGTGGTATGGGATCTCCTACTATTCTTGGTTCATCCTCGGGTCTGTCTCGTCTTTCACCTCTTTCGAATCTTCTTTGTTCTCTAAGATTTCTTGCAACTTCTCCTCTAAGATTTTTTCCCTTTCTTTTCTTTAATTTTTTCGCAGTTTTTACTCCTACTGATTTTTCTAATTCTTCCTTAGTTGGAGCTCTTGCTCTCTGAGCTTGTAATAAAGTTTGTCTTGATACATCAGGATTAAATCTATCTAAAAAACCTCTAAGATTAGGATCTACTCTAACTACATTCGAAGCTGACCTCTGTCTAAGATTTTGTAATTCTCTCTCTTTTTTCTGTGAGAATATATTATCGTCCATGCTTTATATTATTAAAGAATATAATTTCTTTAAAAAAAAGAGTTCATTATTTTTTAACCGGAGGGATCTTTCGATAAGTTTAAAAATCCTAAAATAAAATATAAGTTAAAGTAAAAGATGCCTTTTAAGTTTAATAAAGAATTATGGAAAATCGGTCAGAAAATAGAGGATGATACTTTACCTTTAATTAATAAATATTATGATTGTAATTTTAAGAGAAACGAGAATGATATATTCGATATATTAGATTTTAAAGATGATGATAAAAAAATAATTGTAGAAATTAAAGGAAGGAGAATCCCTTCTACTCAGTATGAAGATACAATAATTACAGCCACTAAGATCACAGAAGGATTTATGAAATTAGATCAAGGTTATAGAGTATTTTTTGTATTTGTATTTACCGATAAAACCATGGAAATAGAATTAAAAGAAGATTTCGATTTTAAAGTTAAACTTACTGGAACTAATTGCATAAAACATTATTGTATCCCTGTTAAAGATTTAACTGAGATTACTGATGAAGATAAAGAAGATTATTAAATATTTTTTTTAAGATTTTATTTTTTTTATATCTTTTATTTATTAAATAATGGATACAATAAAGACACCGAGACAATTACCCGACGATATTGAGGAATGGTCTGACGAGATAGAAGAGTTATTAAGTGAATGGGGAGAAGTTGCTATGTGTTATGCTTATCTGCATAATTTCGGTCAGAGAAAATATAAGAAAAAATATCACCACTTACAGATCCCTATTATAATTTTATCAACTTTAACTGGAACTGCTAATTTTGCGACTGATAGTTATGTTCCCGAGGATTTTAAACACGGATTCTCAGCAGGAGTAGGAAGTCTTAATTTATTCTGTGGTATTCTTGGGACTTTATTAAGTTTTTTAAGATATTCTGAAATATATGAAGGTCATCGAATCGCAGCTCTCGCATGGAGTAAATTAAGTAGAAATATAGAAATAGAATTATCTTTACAAGATAAAAAAAGAAAACCTTGTAGAGATTTTTTAAAAATATGTAGAAGTGAATATGATAATTTATTAGAATCCTCTCCTAATGTTGATTTAGATATAATTAATTATTTTAATAAAAAGTTTGAGGATGATTATCCTGATGTGAGAAAACCGGTAATCTGTAATGGATTAAAAGAAATAAAACCTTATAAAGAAGATATTATACCACCAGTTAAAAAAGAAGTATCAACACAGACTCATCCTGAAAGATCAGGAACATACGAGGAGGAGGAGGAACAGGATGAACCTGAATTACCTTCTCAGAATCCATAATCATCTGTAATATTTGGACTTGTAATTATTAACTGATTAAAGTTTTTATGTATCATCTTATTTTCAGGTAGAGTTGTATCTATATACATAAAATTATGTTTCTTATCATAAATAAATCTTAATGCATCTATATACTCTTGCTTAGGAATTAATATTATTTCCTCGAATATTGATTCTCTTTCTTTTTTTTGTTTATTCTCATAAAAAACTAACTGCGATGCCGTCTTCCTCAGTTTGGGATCTATCTTATTGTATGTTTGACTCGTCGCTATAATTGATACAGATCCTCCTGCTCCTGCAAGGTGTCGTCTATTAAAGAATATTTTTTGTAAAAGATTTTCTATTGCTCCTTTACCTTTTCCTCTTATATCTGCTATAACATCATCCATAATAAATAATACTTTATCTCCACTATCTTTAATATCATCAAGAACTCCCTGAATATTCTCTAATGTTGCTTCCTCGAACTTCTGATCGTCAGGAATCATCTCGAACGGATCATCATCCATAGTTATTAAACTGGGGCTCCATACATACACGCGATCGAACTTGCGATTAAAGGCTTTACCCGATTTGCATACGAGGGATAATATTAAGGATGTTTTACCCATGCCCGGTTTTCCTACAATTAACATCGCGAACCCTCCTTTCTGTGGTAATGGAGGTGGAATAGAAGTATCCACATCATCACAGGAAAACTTCTGACCCGAAACAACTATTTTTTTATCATACTCTTTCTCCTCAATAGTAGTCATTATACTTTAATAAATATAAATATTTTAATTATGCGAATCTAAACTTTAATTGAGGTTTAGGAGCAGGAGCAGGAGCAGGTTGGTAATATACCTCCTCTTCCTCAGATGATTCTTCTGATGATGTGCTTTCAGGTGTAGGAGGTCTTTTTGGTTTTTTTCTTGATTTTTTTTCTATGGGTTCTGTATATTGATGATGTTGTTGAGGTGGAGGCATCCCGTAATAATAATAGTTATTTACTATTTGTTCTCGTGGATTAGAGGATTTAATAACTGGATCAGATATACTCGGTGTTTGACTGACTGATTTTACTCGATATTCTCCATGAGTAGGATCATTATCTCTTAATATTGTTTCTGCAATTGGTTCTTTTTTTACTTTTTTATCTTCTTTTTTCTTTGCTTTTTCTTCTTCTTTCTGTTTCTTTTTAAGAGCAATATTTTCTGCTCTTTTCTTTTTAGCTCTTTCGAATGCTTCTATTTGTTTCTGAGATCTTGGTTTCTTTACTTTTTTAGGAGGTTCTTCTACTGGTTCAGACTCAGGTTCAGGTTCAGGTTCTACTTCTTTAATTTCTACAACATCCCTCTCAATCGTTTTAGCTTCTAATTCTTTTTCGATCTCTTCCATACTTTTTTACTTTAAGGAAGATTATTTTTTCGTATTTCTAAGATTTTTTTTTTATATGTAAGATATATAATGAAAAAGGATTATTACAGGAAAAATATAAACAATTGGAAAAAAGGTGGGAAATATTATTACTATAAACCTAAGGAGACTACTGGTGAAATAACAATAAAAAGAGGAGTGTTTTTGATTACTTTTGATTAGAAACTTAATAAAAAAATATATAAGTAATATAAAGATGAATGTATTAGAATTATTTTCAGGAACTCATTCTATCGGAAAGTGTTGTAATGCTCTTGGATGGAATCCTATATCAGTAGATTTAGAATTACCTGCGACTCATGAATGCGATATAATGGATTTTGATTATAAACAATATCCTAAGGATTATTTTTCGATTGTATGGGCTTCTCCTCCTTGCACTAATTACTCTAAATTGCAAGATGGTTGGTTAGGTAGAATGAGAAAAGGTGAAATATATACGAAAGAAATACAAGAGAAAGAGATGAAACAAGACGATAAATTAGTTTTAAAAGCATTAGAGATAATAGATTATTTTAAACCCGATTTATGGTTTATAGAAAATCCCGCAGGATCAAGAATGAAAGATAGACCTTTTATGAAAGATTTACCTTTTTATATTGTTGATTATTGTATGTATTCAGATTGGGGATATAGAAAAAGGACTCGGATATGGACTAATAAAAAAGATTGGGATAATAAATTATGTGATGGAAGTGGAGCCTGTGGGAATATGACTGATAGACAACATAAAAAAGTATTAGGGAATGGTTATGAGGAGATCGATGGAAAAAAGGTTTTAATCAATACGAAAGAAAAAAGATTATTGCATAAAACTAATTTAGGCAATACTGAAAGAAAGCGGAAAACTATGGGAAACGGAACATCTCAGAAAGATAGATATAGAATCCCGGAAGATTTAATATTTTCTTTATTCTTAGAATAATAATTTTTTTATCTATTTATATTAATAATGAGTCATACTAATATTAGAAGTATAAATAGCACAGAAATAAATAATTCAG